GGATTTACATTTGAAAAACTCGGAGTTCCACTCACACTTGGCACTAGGATAGATATTTACGATGATTCAGTTGAGATTCCTAAAGGAAAGTATCACTATCGAGTTCGTCTATTACCTTGTCCAAATAATGTGATTGAACGAACAATCACGTGTATGATGAGTATCCAATCGTATCTTCGAACAATCTATGAGGAAAAATGTGCCATTAGTTCAGATATCAATGAGCATCTTCCTACTCTGAGGTCGTATGCTTCAAAGTGTACATCTGTTGTAGAATGTGGCGTGAGGGAGCCGACAAGTTCGTATGCATTTGCAACAGGGTTATTAGGAGTAGCTGGAAATGAATATCTATTGATAGATCCGTTTGAGTCTCCATCAATGAGCAAATTTATTGATGTATGTTCTCAGGAGGGCGTAAACGCATCCTTCTATAAGGGGTCCGATCTAGAGTGCCCACTTGTGAAGACAGACCTGTTATTTATTGATACATGGCATGTATACGGACATCTGAAGAGGGAACTTGCACGGTGGAATGGAGACGTCAAAAAATATATTATTCTTCACGACACCACTGTAGATGGATTTTATGGAGAGACAATCCGTAACGGGTGGGATGCAGTTAAGCAAAGTGCTGAAACTGGTATCCCTGTAGATGAAATCAATCGAGGTCTTGGTCCCGCGGTGTCTGAGTTTATCGCTGAACATCCGGAGTGGACGATTGAGGCAGTGTATACAAATAATAACGGACTCACAGTTCTTAGGCGTCTATGCTAATAATCTTAGACGGAAGTGGAGCCGGTCGCGTTCCCTCTGCCCGATGGCGCTCAACATCATTCCAGAACGCACGGAGATCAGGGAAGTGATCCGTTAGCCACTTGGGATCTTTAGGAACAAAGTCCTTCTTGATGTCAGTTAAGACCCAATAGATATATTGATAATCCTCTGTGAGAGAAGACTGCCAGTCGTGAAGATCGACTTTATCTGGTTTGTAGTTGACCTTACCGGCCTCATCCACTGCAAACACTCCCTTCGTTTCGGTGGCCAAATCCCACTGTGTAAAGTTCACCTGCTTGAATCGGAACTCAACATACTCACATTCATCAATCCCCGTGCACTCCATTTGCATTTGCATTTGGTGCACGTAATAACTTGGGATCTCATCCTTACGAGCACGGCTCATTGGACATTTGAATTCAACCAGACGTCCGTAACGATATGGATCAGCATCGGCATACTTGGGAATAATAAGACCATCCGGAGATGCACCTAAGAAGGAATGAACTGGATGCTGACAACAACCAACATCAATGATCTCGCAGTGTGTCGTGTCCTCATAGATCTTCTTTGCAATCGGCTCAAATCGCGTTCCCCAAATTAGCGCAGGTATTGGATTCAACCCATCCGACCTTGTAGGTGGATCCAGCTTCTTCTCTAGAAGTTCAAGGCGAGATGCGGGTGTCTGCCACACCTTGGACACTTCCGAAGCAGTAATCATCTTACCGCGGGTGTTGAGCCATGCATCTGTGCGCTGATCATTCTTACCGTAGAGACGAACGGTCCGCTCAAAGGCCCGATCACGCATCCACAGGCGACCCAGATCGCCCATCATCAACCTCTGAAGTGCGTGCATAACCTCCCTCCTCAGGAGGCGGTAGGAGAGTCCCGGGGCTAAGCACTTGCAAAAGATTATGAACCGACGAAGGCGGGTGTTCAGACATGTGTACGGACGATCCTCCAGTAGATATGAGGACAACACCTCCTCCATTAGGGTTCTCTATCTTGCTCTCCGAAAGTTCGTTTTGACGGCGATTCAAACGCAGTTCAAGCTCTCCCGCACCCATGGTTCCAAATTCATGTGTGCGATTGAACATCTCTTCATACAGCTTCTTAAACTCGGCATCAATCTCATCCATCCGATCAAGTGGGCACCCGGCGTCCTCCACGGTCCACTCAACCTCACCCGACTTAAAGATAGGATCAGGCATCTTGGGTTGATCACGAAGCATCTCTAGGAATGTATTGTATTCCTTGTCGCCCTCGGGCATCATAAAAAGACCCGGAGTCGTTGCATCCATAACACCTCCTTCTTCACGAAGACGACGAATCACCTCGCCAGTGCAGACTGCCATTCCGATTCCAGTTCCTGCGTCACGTTCCTCATTGTAGGTCGTCAAATCTCGATTAAGGATAGGCTCGGTTGTAACTGGGAGAATAATCGTAGGAGCATCAATCGCAGCCATTTGTCTTATCTTACCGACCCACTTTAAGCGAGAATACCGCACTAAGAATACAAAAATGGAGGTCATCCAGAATCGCGATCATTGGGTTCTTCACCGTCTGCAAGGTTTCTACTCAGTCCCCGAAAACTTCACAAAAGTCCAAACAATCCTTGCGGGAGATTCCCGCATCAGCCTACGCCTCTTGGATTGGCTTGTGACCAACTATGCAAAGAAGCACAATGTGTCATATCTTGCCACGGGCAACCGCCATGTGGTTGTCTATCTTGCCTACAAGTCTCATCTGAAGGCGTATAGCAAGAAGATGTTTGATCCCTTCTGCCGTTGGAAGCGCATCCAGTTCATGGGGTTGGATACGACCGTTGGACAGCTCAACTTCTTTGAGTGGGCAATCCAGGACGAGGTTCTCAAGTATCTGGAGGACAACTATGATGCAATCCACGCAGATATGGAGGCATGCTCTACAACCATTCAGCCCAAGACGGCTGAGGACGGCACTCGCAGGAAGAGGCACGAACTGAGCCGATCTGCAACGAAGGCTGTGCGTCATCACGACGTCAATGTTGTCGTATCGTTTAATTAATGCAGTCAATCCTTGACCCAACTGTTATATATCAAAACGTATCCAGAGACATTTGTGAACATGACGTCGATGTCGTGTCCGATCTCTGGAACATGGATGATCGTGATGTCTATCGGGGTTCCCGCGATACACAGTACTCTCATGCAAATGTTTATTGGTTGTATTCTGAAGAACTGACACGCGTTGGACTCATTGAGCATTCTTTGACTAACCACGCCGACTTTAGGATTTTGTGGTTCTATGAGAACCCGTTTGCTACCTTCCTTCAAGAGGATGGATGGACGCAGAATGAAAGCATATGGTCGGTTCTCTCACAGGCAGCAGTTGAACGATTTCACGCAGATGAATGGATTACACCTGAACAAATCCTCCAGGCATGTCTTTATGGAGACTCGCGCATTGTCACCCTTGATACAGTCTTGAATCCACCCACTGTTCATGGATGCTCAGGGTGTGGCACGCGATCTTTCAAACGATTGGCATGTGAGAATATGACTGCTGAATTGACCTTTCCAATCAAGGAAAAAATTGTTTTTATAGACGATGACTTATTCGTCTGTGTTCCACCTAGTGGATCACGTGTTTGGGAGTTGGTTGGACTTGCACCTACATCGCTGCACCCACGGGCCGACGGCGGGCAACCTTTGCGGGCGCAGGAGTCGCAGCAACCGGAGCTGGAGCTGGAGCAGGAGCAGGAGCCGGGGTCTCCTCCTCTTCCTCCTGAACCTGCTCCTCAGTCTCAGTCTCCTGAGGAACCTGTGCAGTCTGAGGCACATCCTCCGTCTCCTCCGGCTCGAACAGCTGAGCAGCCGAGACGCGTGCCTGAGCAGACACCTGTGCATACGAGATTCGCCACGTCACTCCAAATCCCTGCCCGGACACGTAGATACTCGGGTTGACGATGAACCGAGCCTCCATGCGCTTAGGGAACACTGACTCCAGGTTCTCAGGAGTCAGCGGAATCGGGCGGTTCGCCATGTCCACGGCATCCATGTTGACCGTTGGAACACCCTTATCGTTAGGGTAGACCGGGACCTTCATGCGGAAGCTTGGCGGATACTTGCCATTCGGCACCCACTCAGCACCCTGCTTCTCCACACTAGGACTGACCAGCGACTTCATACTGTCGCGGAGAACATCCTCCTTACGCTCACGTCCAAACCACGACTTGGACTGAGCAACCGCCGTCTTGATGACCTTCTCCTCAAGGTCCTTCAGAAAGTTATACATCTGACCGACCTCGCCAGCCTCAGACGAAGCACGCTCCTTGGCGTAGGAGTCGCACCCGCGCAGGCTTGCGAGCATGGTGTAGTTAGTGCCATTCTCAGTCTCCTTGACAGAAACCCCCATAGGATACTGAAGCTTGGGGATACGCATCTGGAAGTTCTGACCATTATACTTGATCGGGACGCTCTTGGACCCGTTGTTCTTACTGATACGGATATCACCGAAAGTCACCTTGTTGATGTCGAGGTTGGAAGCGTTGATGATTGCATTGACGGACATTTTGATCTTGTTGTGTGATACTATGACGTAGCCTGGACGTAAATCCATTTTGTCCGCACGTTTCCTGACTCGGTTGACGCTTTCAAGAACTATCCGAGAAACACATAATGACTCGCTGTGCGGCGATAAAGAAGAAGGGTTCAACGAATCAGTGTACCTCAACGGCACTTAAGGGACATAGTTTATGTGGCACACATATGAGAGCAAAGACAGTTCAGATCTGGAAGGATGTCCTTGAAAATGATGTTCGTGTTGTCAAATGCCAATCCGTTGCACGTCGGTGGCTCATTTTACATCGCTGTGCCTTAGCAGGTCCGGGTGTCTTAAAGCGCAAGAACCTTGCAAATGACGAGGATCTTGTGACATGTGAGGAAAGCAACCGACAGCATCCATTTGAGTATTTTGCCTTTACTGAGAATGGTAAGATTTGGTGGTTTGACTTCAATACAATTTGGGTCTGGTCCTTGAAGTCGCATGAGCCATCGAATCCATACACAAAGGTTCCACTCTCAACCGATACGCGCAAGCGCCTTAAAGAGTTATGGGCATATCGAATGCGACATCTTATGAAAGTTCCACTTGATCCCGATAATGTAGAGGAACGTATCAAAATTAGATTAAACTTTTTATGTCAGACCGTTATTGATCATGGATTTATCGACGTGACGCCGGGGCAACTCACACGATTATCCAAGCCATCACATATTGCAATGTGGAGATTCATACAGGAAGATTTGGGGAAATCACGCGGGGCGCTCTGGACATGGTGCAACTATATGCTCTCGCCTACGCTTATTCAGGCGAACTCGGTATCCTATATTGTCAACTCCTTGAGGATCCTCATGCGACTCATAACCCATCAAAAGGAGCCGTATATAACCATTTTTTCCGTTATGTCAGCCATCTATCGCTGTTGAAAACAGATTTCATATTGTAAAGCTTACCTGAATACATCATGAATATCTTTGCTCTCTCACCAGATCCCCGCGAAGCCGCCGAGTCTCATTGCGACAAGCATGTCGTTAAGATGATACTTGAATCTGCCCAACTCTTATACTGCGCACATTGGGTCTTGGATCCAGATGGACTGCTTCCGACTGCTTATAAGAAAACTCATCCCAACCACCCATGTTCGATCTGGATCCGCGAGTCTATTGAGAACTATCGATGGCTCTCTGATCTCGGCCTATGTCTATGTCGTGAATACACCTTTCGCTATGGAAAACGACACAAGACCGAAGACCATATCCAGTGGCTCTCAGATAACTTTCCACCTCTGCCTGCTGTTGATCGCACACCCTTCCGAATGGCGATGCCAAATGAATTTAAGGAGGATGATCCAGTCCTGGCCTACCGAGCATACTACCTCGGAGCCAAGGAACGGATGCTCGTGTATACCAAGCGACCCCCTCCCCCGTTTGTAGAAAAGAAAAGGGCTTACATGACCGCCGATGGTAAGAGTATACCACTGCGTTAAAGATGTCGTCCTCTTCTTCTGTTTCTAAGTCAAACAAGATGCCTGCCGCCAAGAAGGATTCCGCCGCCAAGACCGTTGCCGCCCCTACCCCCGTTGTTGTTGCCACCCCCGCCCCGAAGGCGGCTGCCACCAAGGCTGTTGAGCCCAAGGTGAAGGCTGAGCCCAAGGCCAAGACCGTCAAGTCCGCCACGCCCTCGAAGGCTGAGGTGACGGTGCCCACTGTTGCCTCCCCGACTGTTGAGGCTTCGGCGGTTCCGGCTGTCTCTTCGGAGGTCCAGCTCGCCGCTCTCGCTGAGACGCTCAAGACGCTCAGCTCGGAGCTCTCGGTCCGTGTCCGCGACGCCGTGAAGGCTGTTCAGGAGGCGGCGAAGACGGCCAAGCGTGAGGCCCGTGACTCCAAGAAGAAGAAGCGTAAGGACCCGGCCACAATGACCCCCGAGGAGAAGGCGGTCTGGGAGGCCCGTCGCGCCAACAACGCCTTCCTCGTCCAGCGCCCGCTCACGGAGGAGCTCTGCGCCTTCATGGGACTCAAGGCCGGTGAGACCCGCTCGCAGACCCAGGTGACCAAGTTCATCAGCGAGTATGTCAAGACCCACTCGTGCTTTGACCCCTCGTTCAAGCGTCGCATCCTCCCCAACGCCGCGCTCGCCAAGCTCCTCCGTGTCGGCGACAAGGATGAGGTGACCTACCTCAACCTCCAGAGCTTCCTGAAGGTGCACTTCATCAAGACCCCTAAGGCATAAAATGGATTTGAACTGTCCAACAAACCGGATAAGCACCGGTAAAAATGAGTTCACGATTTCATAAGGCTTTTAAGAATGCGGATGCAGAGTTCAATCGACTTATAGTTGAAGAAAAGAGGTATTCAACTGAAATAGTTTCACCACTTGCCCTCCAATCGGGAGATGCATACAAAGCATGGCAAGCTTCGGGTTTTAAAGACAGTGAATTAGAACGTATTCATACACCACTTTACAGAAAGTGGGCCGAAGAAAGTAAGAAGTTGAGTGAGATCTCTGCTAAGAGACGTGCTGCCGATGAGATTTGTTCTCTGCGCAAGAGGCAACTAGATGACTTCTTAGAACGGAAGAAAAAGTATGATTCAGCAAAGGCACGCAAGGCTGATCGTGAAGCCAAAGCTACAGTCATTCAATCAAAATGTATTGAGATTGGGATTATGAAGATTTATATGCCTCTTTAGCTCAGAGGTAGAGCACCTGCTTTGTAAGCAGTAGGTCGGTGGTTCGATTCCATCAAGTGGCAAAAAGCAGTGTAGCGCAGAGGAAGCGCGATTGGCTCATAACCAGTAGGACCATCGATCGAAACGATGCACTGCTATAACTGCGTTCATCGTCTAGTGGTAGGATCAAAGATTTCCATTCTTTTAGCTGGGGTTCGATTCCCCATGAACGCACACTCGCAAGCTCGCTCTTGCACTATAAATCAGGTCGGAAACCCGAATTGATTTACAGTTGCACGGTGGTATAGAAATATGCCGCATTTGTGGAATACTATGTTTGATGGGGTCTATTGCCTCAACCTGGCGTCTCGAGCGGATCGTTGGGATGGTATGAGTCGGAAGTTCAAGTTTTTTGATTTGAATGTTCAGCGTGTAGAGGCTCTTCCTGGAAAGATCGTCACTGGATATTGGGAGATGCTCAGTAAGCAACATGACTATCATACGAATCAAAATAATCTAGCTTGTGCAATTAGCCATGTCTCAATTTGGAATAGCGCACTTGCTTCGGGTAAGAAGAAGATCCTTGTGCTTGAGGATGATGTTCGTATCCATCGCAATTCCGAACAGATGACAAAGAACTTTATGTCGCTTGTTCCCGATGACTGGGATCTACTCTATTTTGGATATGTCCCCCTTGTTTCAAATAATCATCGCAAGTATGATGGAACCCACGATCTGAATCGTTGGGATTATAACATTATTGACCAGACACGACTAGGGCCAAATACGATTAAGGCCGATAGAATGTGGAACTGCTCAGGCTATGCAATGAGTGAGAAGCTTATGCGCCATATGGTTGATGTCTACGCGAAGTCGTATCCAAAGGAACATGATCGGTATCTCGTCGAGGACATTCAGACGTCTCCTGAGTGGAAGTCGTATGGATCTAATCCTCAAATCGTTGCAGGTGAGGATAGCTTTTCGGATATAATTGGAGGGGTCTCTGATTATCACAACGAACGCTCTGTTGATGCTCGGTTTGTTCGGTATTATGATTACGTTTAGATCGTGCTCGTGATCAGTTCATGAGGCATTTCTAAATACAGAACGGTACTAAAGAAGGGAGACAGCCGGCCATCTAACACCAATGCACGTTGTTTGGTATTATCCTTCAAGGTCTTGGTCAGACGAATGAGAATCTTGCTTTTTTCTACAATAGGCTTCACTTTGATCTTACATGTATCCTTGTGCCACCCACACAAGGTTGATTTTTTACATGTATCCTTGAGCATCTGCCCACACGGTGTGCGAACCTTGTTCACAAACTGAACCGGTTCATCCACTGAATCAAAATACGCTGAGTCGTCAAGCCACTTTGCAAGATCCTTATACAGGGTCTCCGATGGACTAGAGATGGATTTGCGAAGGGACTCATAGTCATCCATTTGAATGTCCTTGGACAAGGAGAACATTAAGAACTCAAACACCTCAGACGAATAGGAGATCTCGCGGGCAAGTTTTAGATCTGCCTGATTGGGTGGGTCATTCACAAGCTCTTCCTCTGAATGAGGGGGTCGGATTGTCTTCATGACTTCCTTGGCAGTGTCGTCATCCTCGGATTCCTCTGGGCGAAACACCGCGTGAAATCCACACTCAAGAAGGAACTCGCTGTAGTATCCATCCGCCGAGAATAAGACGCTCTTCTTCTTGAATCCGGGGTGACGCGTATCTTGCAAGAAGTCGCCAAGTATTTTGCTCGTCGGTAGTTCTT